GCTGAACTTGTTGGAAAATTTTTATGACTTATCGAGTTGTTGCTGCTACTCAAACCCGTGATCCTTATCCGGTATATAAATTTCATAATGAACCTAAAGACTGGTCTTGCAATGGCACAGTGAAGATTTGTTGCGAAGATGGTAAGGTTAATGTTACAATCTTTGAAAGGGATTCTATCAACATTCATCGGTTAGAAGTTTATTCTGATGATGGTCCTGTTGGTGCAAGACTTACTGAACAATTACAACATCCGGAGAGACCATGACAAAAGAAAAGAAAAGACATCAAGTTAAATCCCAATGGTATTATATCTTCTGGGGTACTGCTACTGTTGCAGTATGTGCTGGTCAGATATTTGTAGGAAGTGGTTTCCGTCGTATGGCAGAAAGTCTTGACAATGTATTAGATGCTCCTATAAGATTGGATATTGGTGTTCCTCATCGTAGGATTCCAGATTTTGAACATCCGATGATTATACGATGATAACTGAAGTAAGTGAATCAGATGCTATTTGGGCTGCTGATGAATTTATTAATTACTTTAAGAATTTTACATCCATTGAAGATTATCTTCGGTATGTTAAGAAGGAAGTAGTTCTTCAGACTAGTCAACTTACTCCTTTACAAGATGAATTCTTTAATGAGGATATTCATCCTGAGGAGATGGAGTTTGATGTTAAATTTGTTGGAGATAGATTTCATCAATCTATTCCTCAAGATCATTATAAGAATCTTTTAGCAGCAGTTTCTTCTCATAATAATGAAAGCAATATTCCGGGAAGGGAATTGCGATGGATGGTTTATGAAAAGAGAAGTCAGAAACTTTTAGGATTTATTCGATTTGGTTCTCCTACCATTAATTCTAAACCTAGAAATGTTTGGTTAGGGGAACCAGCCAATCTTTCTTTATTCAATCGTCATGCTGCGATGGGATTTGTTATTGTGCCATCTCAACCTTTCGGTTATAATTATCTTGGAGGTAAACTTTTAGCTCTTCTCTGTGTTTCTCATTTTGCAAGAGAGACTTTAAATGAAGTATTTGATAAGGATATAGGTTTGTTCGAGACCACTTCATTGTACGGTTCTACGACCTCTGCGTCGCAGTATGACGGTCTTAAACCCTACATGAGGTATAAAGGTCTAACTGACAGTAAATTCCTTCCTCTCTTACACGAAGAGGTGTTTCATCGTCTTCATGATCGTTTTACTAGGTTAAATAATAATAACCCATTGACAGATAATAAAGCATCATCTAAGAAGATGAAGAGACAGACTAAAATGATAAGTCTTATTAGCTCTTTGAAAGATCAGGAGAAATTGAAAGAGTTTAATGAGGTAATTACTATGGCATTTGGTCTTACTCAGAAGAAAAGATTTTATATATCAGATTATGGTTATTCAAATATTAGAGAAGTTATTAGAGGTGAGCAAGATAAATTAATTGCTGGTCCAAATTGGGATAAGTTTTATTGGGATAATATTATATCTTGGTGGAAGAAGAAAGCTGCTAAAAGATATGATAAACTAAAGAGGGAAGATAGGTTCAGAACTAAGGTCGAACTCTGGACTGAAGATGATGACATTCAAATTATACGATGACTGAACTTAAAGATTGGTTGAATTCTCTTAACTTTAATAAGAACAATCTTATTGAAGAAGATCCTGCTGTGATAAAGGATTATGCTCCTTATATTATTAATCGTTGCTTGTCAGGTCATCTTGATTGTGTGATGTTTGTTAATGAGATGAATAAATATCCTAACTTAGATAAGGACATGCAATATTCTTTTTATCTAAATACACTTAGGAAAAAGAAGAGATTTTCTCCCTGGCTCCGTAAGGATAAAGTCACGGATCTCCAAAGTGTGAAACAATACTATGGTTATAGTAATGAGAAAGCATCTCAAGCACTGAAAATTTTATCAACCCAACAACTGGAATTTATTAAACAACGACTTGAAACTGGAGGAATGAAATGACTACTTCTACGGGAGAACCGGAAGTAAACTGGTCGCAGGATCAGATGGTGGAAGTGCTTCTTAACGAACCAGATGATTTTTTAAAGGTTCGTGAAACCCTAACAAGAATTGGTGTAGCATCAAGAAAGGAAAAGAAACTTTATCAATCATGCCATATCTTGCATAAGCAAGGTAGGTATTATATTGTTCATTTTAAGGAACTGTTTGCTCTTGATGGTAAACATGCTAACCTTACTTCTAATGATGTTCAGCGTCGGAATCGTATAGCTAGACTTCTAGCTGATTGGGGTCTTATTAGTATCGTAAAACCAGATTCAGTTGCTGATATTGCTCCTCTTAATCAAATCAAAGTTCTTGCTTATAAGGATAAGACTGATTGGATTCTAGAGCAGAAGTATAATATTGGTAAGAAAGGGAAAACTCAGGAGGAATAATGGTTAACACTATATTATTAATTCTCTTAGTGATTGTTAATTATTCAAATTTCTATCTTACTCATCTGCATAGAAGGAGACCTAGACAGCGTTTTCTGAAATAGTGAAAAGAATTAAGTTTACTGATAATATTTGTCAGTTAAAAATGATTAATCATGATGAGATGCGAGATAGAATTCTATTGGAGATTTCAAAAACTTCTGATGGGAATGAAGATAATGATAGTCTATATTCCCGTGATTGTGTTTCTAAATTGGATTGGGCATCTTCAAAAGATACCACTAGACCTTGGGTAAAGATATTCTTACCAAGTTTTTTAGAAACAATAAAGGAATTTCTTTCTAAGTCTGCTTATAAAAAGATTTTTTTACAGGATATTTGGTATCAACAATATGAGGAAGGTGATTGTCATGGGTGGCATATTCATAGTGATCATTTTACAGGAGTTTATTATCTAGAATTTCCTGAAAGTGCTTCTTCAACTGAGATTTGTTCTCCTTATGATTTGAAAGGGAGAAAGATTGATGTAGAGGAAGGTGATATGATTATTTTTCCTTCTCATTGGATTCATCGGGGACTTCCTAATAATAAAGATAGAAAGACTGTTGTATCTTTCAATTTTAGTTTAGATGCTCTTTACATAGATAACGTCTTAGTGCATTCGGTTAATGACGGGAAACCGAATACCTCTTTTTAGCATTGTGTGCTATAAATATAGGTGAACGCCGAATGGGTTCACAAAACACAAACTCGCTTACTAAGGAGCTACTATGATGACTAACATCACAAGGTACAATGCTGCCGACCTATCACAATTGATGGATAGGATTGTCAAGAACAGTATCGGAATGGATGATTATTTTGATCGTTTCTGGAATCAAGATACACAATCCAATTACCCGCCATATAATATTGTTCAAGTAAATAATGTCGAATCGAGACTTGAGATCGCCCTTGCGGGGTTTAAGAAAGATGAAGTATCCGTCTATACGGAGTTTGGAAAATTATATGTGGAAGGCAAAAAAGAAGAACCAAAGGATGCTGGAGAATTTGTCCATAAAGGACTGGCCCAGAGGTCTTTCACTAGGGTCTGGACACTCTCAGATGATACCGAAATACGAGAGGTCGAATTCAGCGACGGATTGTTGGTGGTACGATTGGGAAAAGTAGTTCCTGATCATCATGCTCGTAAAGAGTATCTCTAAATACAAATGAGTTCGGGATGGAGAGACCCTTTACGGGTCTCTTTTTTTGTGTTACAATGTTAGGAGGTAAATAGACACTATGACCATTAAGTTAATACTTTTAAAATCAGGAGAAGATGTCATTGCTGATGTCTCTGAAATGATCATGGGTGAGGGGGAAGAGAGAAGAGTTATTGGATATCATTTAGATAAACCATGTGTTATCAGAATGAAGAATCCAAACCTTCAGAGTGAGGAGGGTAGCAATAAAAAAGCAGGATTTGAAGTTTCTTTATTTCCTTGGATTCCTCTCACTAAAGACACCAATATTCCTATTCCTGCAGATTGGTTGATCACTTTGGTTGAACCAGTAACAAAACTCAAAGAAATGTATGTAGAGGACATTGTAAATTATGGAAATCAAAGTAATCGTACTGACAACAACACAACAGATTCTGATAAGTCAGATTGAGGAGGCTCCTGCTGCTATTCCTGGAGAACCGGATTGTAAATTAAACAATCCATTTTGGGTTA